GTCTACACTAGTCCTTTGGATCGTGCTAAGCGCGCTAAGGATGTCGCGGGCCTGAAGCGTACTATTAAAAGCGTTCTCGAAGTGGTCAATGCGACCCAGGATCCCTCGCCGCTGGATGTCTTTAACTTCGATATTTCGACGCGGGAGACGGCCATGATCCAGGCGGTGCCCGAGCGCTGGCTCAACGATGACGACACCATTGCCAAGAAGCGCCAGGCTCGCGCCCAGCAGGCGGTCGAGCAGCAGAAGATTCAGGCCTTGCCCGCGCAGGCGGCGATGATAAAAGCTCAGGCGGTTGTCAGCAAGGCCGGAGGACCGCCCCAGGATCCGGGGGCTGGACAAGGCGGTCAGCCTATGCCACAAGGCCAACCAGGAGGACAGTAATCATGGCAGACTTACGCGGAGAGGCCTATGACGCGGGCTATCGTGAGGGCTATCGCGCGGCCAGGCGCGAAGCGGAGCAGGAAATCAAATCGCTGCGGAAGATAATCAAGGAGGAGAACGCGGCGCTGTATCAGCCCGTCCGGCCTTCTTCCGTACAGGGGCGCCCCAATGCCAACTGAGCATGTCGCGGGCAAGCCCCGCATCGGCACATTTGTCGACTATTTCAATCCGCGGCTGATGCAGCGGATCGGCTTTACCGAAGGCTATGGCAAGCGCTACGACGGCCCCTACGCCGCGCTGGTGGTCAACAACCTGGGCGCCGGCTGCGTGCTGATGGTCTTCCTGCCGGAAGTCTCGCCGATGGAAATCAAGGATGTGCCGCACAAGGACAAGGCTCCGGCCTTCGTCAGCACTGATGGCACCAACCATCCGGCCTCGAACGGCAATGGCTATTGGGACTGGCAGAGCCCGCTGCAAGGCGCTCGCGCGGCGAAGGAGCTGAAGAGTGGCGAAGCAGATCACGGCAGCGCAGGCTGAACGGCTTCTTCGTGAAACCGAAGAACTCAAGACCGCGTATCAGATCGCTTTTGCTGATGGGGCCGCGGGAAGCGCCGTGCTTGCTGATCTGGCTCGGTTCTGCCGAGCTGACGAGCCTTGCTGGAGCGAGGATGCTAGGCACCATGCCCGGCTAGAGGGGCGGCGCGAAGTCTGGCTGCGCATCGACGCCCAGATGAAGCTGCCCGCCGAAGAGCTGTTGCAGCGGCGCCTGGGCGGGGATTTTGTCGTGATGAAGATCGAACCGGAGGACCAGGATAATGCCAACTGAAGCTGAGATGGCTGCCGCAGCAGCCGCTGTAAATGCTGGCGCAGGCGCGGGCGGGGGCGACGCCAAGTGGTTTGCCGGCTTCGACGCCGAGACCCAGAACTATATCACCACGCGCGGGCTGGCCGACAAGGATCCAGTAGCCGCCTTCCAGGAAGCCGCCAAGGCGCACCGCGAGGCGCAAGCCTATATCGGCGTGCCCAAGGAGCAACTGCTCAAGCTGCCCAAGGCGGACGCCCCGCCCGAGGAATGGGACGAGGTCTACAAGCGGCTGGGCTATTCGGCCAATGCCGATGATTACAAGCTCGACGGGCTCAAGCGCGCCGACGGCACCGATGCCGACGACGCCTTCAAGGATTTCGTCCGGGCGCAGGCCGCTGATCTCAAGCTATCGCCAGCTGCCGCCGCCAAGCACGCCGAAGCGATCCTGCGCCATACCGAAGCCGGCAGCGCCGCGCAGACGGCCGCCCAGGTCGCCGACGCCACCCGCGCGCTCGAAGCGCTGCGCCAGAGCTGGGGGCCGAACTACGACGCTAACAAGGTCATCGCCGACAATGCCTATGCGGCGATCATGGCCGCCGCCGGGTTCGACAACGCCCAGATGACCACCGCAATTCAGAGACTGGGCGAAACCGCCGGCCGCGCCGAGACCATGCAGATGCTGCTGGCGATCGGCCAGAAGCTCGGCGAGGATCGCTTTGTTGGTGGGGGCATGGCCGGGGGCGCTCTCGGGCCGCGTACTGCCGATCAGGCCGTGGCGCGCATTGCCGAGCTGAAGGCAGACAGCACCTGGGTCAGCCGCTATCTCGCGGGCGGCCAGAATGAAGTCAAGGAGATGAACAATCTCCACACGCTGGCTTACGGCCAAAGCTGAATCTAACAGGAGGACAAAATGGCAGACACACCCCCGCCGTGGGCGATCACAAGAGCATGCGAGATTACGGGCGTACCTATGGCGTTTAGTGGCGGTCTAGTGATGGAGCATTTTGCTCGGTATATCGCCCAACATGAAGACCCTCCTCTCGACCCGCTGCTGGCCGAGGCGCAGAAGATCGTTGCGGAGATCCTTGGCACTAAGACTGATAACCACTGGGCTGTCGTGACCGTGCTTACCGCTCTCCGCCGTGGCGTAGAGATCGGAAAGGCTCATGGCTAAGAAACCTGTGGCGCCCTACAAGGGCAAGGTCCGGCCGATCCGCGTCGGCATCACCATCGCCCATGCCAACGACGTGCCCAGCGTGCTGTGGTCGAATGGTATCTACCAGAATATCGTCTATCTGGCGCTGCTGGTGCAGAAGCTGCCCAATGTCGAAGTCAGCCTGGTCTGCTATCCTTTTGACGGCCTGCCCGAGCACCCGGTCGGTTCCTGCTTCAAGATCCCGACGATCAACGACAGGCCAATCGCGCTCGACCTCGATGTCGTCATCGAGCTGGGCATAAGGCTGGAGCGCGACTTTACCCAGCCCTTCCGCGACCGTGGCGGCAAGCTGGTCAGCTACATGGCCGGCAATGCCATGGTGATGAATTTCGAGAGCGTCTTTCTCGAAGGCGCGGCTGCGGCGCGGGGCAGTATGCTCAGCCCCGACGGCTTTGACGCGGTGTGGATCACACCGCAGCACATGCACATGAACGCCGGGGTGACGCGGATGGTCGGCGGCCCGACCGAGGAGGCCCCACATATCTGGGCGCCGGTGGCGATCGAGCACGCCATGACCTCGCTCGGCGTCCATCCCTATTTCAAGGGAAGGCCGGACAAGTGGAGCCTGGCTACCTTCGACCCCAACATCAACGTGGTCAAGAGCTTCCACATCCCGCTGCTGGTCGCCGAAGCGGCGCATCGTCTGGTGCCGGATGAGATCCGCCGGATGATGCTGTTCTGCTCGGAGCACCTCAAGGGCCGCCCGCACTTCGAGAGCTACGTCGCCAACCTCTCATTGGGCAAGGCGGGCAAAGTCACCGCAGAGGGTCGCCACGGCATCGTGGCCATGCTGGGCAGGGAAGTTGATGCGGTCATCACCCACCAGTGGGAGAACGACCTCAATTACCTCTATTGGGATACGCTCTATCTCGGTTACCCGCTCATCCACAATTCCAGCCGGATCAAGGATGCGGGCTATTACTATCCTGACTTTGACCCGCGTGAGGGCGGCCAAGCGGTAGTTCGCGCCCTGGGTTGCCACATAGGCCCGCGTGAATGTGATACCGAGGCCGTGTGGCAGTACCATATCGGCAATCCAGCGAATCAGTCGCAATATCACACGCTGTTGCAGAAAGTCATGGAGTAGATAAAATGGGCCTCTGGAGAAATGACTACGACACTAGCGAAGGGAAATACCCCATCCTACTACGTCGTGACGGGTCAGCGGTTGAACATCCCTATTTTGCGATACTCGCCCGCGATCCATGTGCAACGGCAGCTCTGCTAGCGTATGCAGACAAGGCTGAGGAGCTATGCTTCGACGCTAAATTCGTTTTCGACATCCGTGACTTAGCGCGTGAATATGATGAGTACCGCGTCGCTGCGGGTGATGGCGATCCTGGGGCACCACGGCATCGGCAAGACGACCCAAAGATTATTGCATGGGCAAGAAGCCTTCGCACCAAAAGTGCTTGACAGCTAACTGGCAGGCGTTTAATTTGTCATTCAGATACCAGGCGCACACCGTAAGGCCGCCACACGTATCAGCCTGACCCCCGGTTTCGGACACGGTCTCCAACCTTGAACCTTGGAGCGCCGCTGTGGCTGATACAGGTCTATACCAACTTTACACGACCCAATTCTCGACCGTTCTGGAGCTGAAGCTCCAGCAGATGGGCTCGAAGCTGCGCGGCAAGCTGCGCGAGGGCTTCCATGTCGGCAAGATGGCGTCGCCGGTCAACCAGGTCGCTGCGATCCAGTTGAAGGCCCCCGCGGGCCGCTTCTCGCCGATCCAGCGCACTGAAGTCGATTTCACCCGCCGCTGGGTCTTCCCGCAGGACGGCGAACTTGCTCAGATGATCGACAGCTTCGACGAGCTGAAGACGATCGTCGACCCCAAGGCGCAGTTCTCCGACAACGCCGCCATGGCTGTCGGCCGCGCCTGGGACGACTGCATCATTGCCAACGCCTTCGCCACCAGCCAGACCGGCCAGGATGCGGCCAGTCTCTCGGCGGAGACCTTCAACTCCAGCACCACGGTCGGCAATGCCGGCTTCGCGGTGGTCAATACCTTTGGTGCGGGCGCCACCAGCGTCGGCCTGACGGTGGCCAAGCTGATCGAGATCAAGCGCACCTTCCGCCACTACCATGTCGATTTCGACGTGGACCCGCTGACGCTGGTGATTGGCTCGACGCAGGAAGCCGATCTGCTCAAGCAGGTTCAGGTGGTCAGCACCGAGTTCAACGACAAGCCGGTGCTGGTCGACGGCAAGATCACCCGCTTCCTCGGCTTCGACATCATCGTTTCCGAGCGGCTTCAGGTGTCGAACAACATCCGCAACTGCATCGCCTTTGCGAAGTCGGGGATGTATCTCGGCATCTGGCGCGACATGACCAATATCGCCAGCCAGCGCAACGATCTGTCCGGGCACCCCTACCAGATCTACACCATGGTTTCGTTCGGGTCGACCCGCACCCAGCCCGGCAAGGTCATCCAGGTCCAGTGCGCGGATGCCACCGGCGCCGACATCACCCCGTAAGGAACTAGACCATGTCCGCTGATACGGTAAAATCCGCCTCGATCACCACCCTCGACGCCGCTTCGCCCTCGCTGAGCGCCTCGCTCATCGAAGGCGCGGGCGCGCCGGGCTGGTCGCGTAATCACTCCGACTTCATCACCGCCACCTCGGGCGGGCTGGCCTCGACCGCCTCTACCTACAAGATGGTACGGCTGCCTTCGTCCTGCACGCTGAAGTCCGGCGACATCTACACCAAGGCGGGCCTCGACAGCTCGACCGGGCTGGCGATCGACCTCGGCGCCTATTACAGCGACAGCACCACCGACGGCACGGCATACGCCAATCAGGGCGTGCTGATCTCGGCCAACTGCTTCATCGCCGCCGTGGCCTTTGGCCAGTCGGGGGCCGGCTCCAAGATCGACGCGCTGTCGAACCTGGATGCCAATCTGCGCAATTCGCCGCTGTGGGCGCAGGTCGGGCTTGCGTCCGATCCGGGCGGCTACATCGACGTGGTTCTTGCCGTTCACACGGTTGCTTCGGGTACGGCCACGCTGGGCAATATCGGACTCAACCTGACCGTCATTAACTAAACCCAATCGGGGCCGCGCGCATGCTGCTCCGGGCCGCCGGTTTACGGACTTGTCCTCCCCGGCTGGCGGCCAAATTTTAGGAGTATCGAATGGCTCGGATCGCCCTTGCAGGAACATACGGAGCCCAGATCCGGGACCGCGATGCTTATCCGCAGACCAAGGTGCTGAACGCTTCCGATCCGTCGGGGCTGACCATCACCGCGTCGGTGTCCAGCGTACTGTCGACCGAAGGTTCGATGTCGACCACGCTCTCGACCGCGCTGGTGGCCGAGACCTTGCAGACCACGCAGGTATCGAGCGGCCAGTCGCTTAACACCGCGCTCTCCAGTTCCGCCAGCACGGCGGTCTCCAGCCAGACCTCGCTCTCGGGCATCACTTCGACCGCCTTGTCGACCACGACTTCGGCGGGCGTTGTCGTCTCGACCGCGCTGAGCGGCGCGACGCTGGAAAGCACCAGCCTGTCGAACGTGACTTCGCTCGGCGTGCTGTTCTCGACCGCGATCTCGACGATGGTGGCCGACGCCGCCACCCCGACCAGCGCCCATGTCTCCTCTGGCCTCAGCGCCTTCACCAGCCTGTCGACTTCGCTCTCGACTGCGGTGATTGGCGTCTCGACCGTACTCAGCCAGGTCACGCTCGCCAATACCGCCGTTTCCACTGCGGTCGCCAATGAGATGGCGGCCTCGACCGGCGCTTCGACCGTGGCCAGCCAGGTCGTCGGTCTCGGTACCCAGATCTCCAGCAACCTCTCGTCGGACAGCAGCACCTCGACCGGGGTGTCGACGATTGCCAGCGTCACCACGGTGGCGTCGACCCAGATCTCGTCCTTCCTCAGCTCCTTGGTGCTGGTCAGCACCGTGGTCTCGACTTCGGCTATCACCTCGGCGGCGACCTCGCTCGGCACCTCCAATTCGGCGGTGCTGTCGGCGGCGACTTCGGTCTCCAGCGTCGTCTCGACCGACCTCTCGCTTGACTTCAGCGTCTCGACGCTGATCTCGACCACGCAATCGACCAACGTCAGCCAGGCGGTCAACACCTCGACCTTGGCCTCGGTCGCCAATTCGATCTCGACGGCGGCCAGCGTGGTCTTGTCGGGCACGACCTCGCTGTCGACGCTGCTCTCCAGCGTGACCTCGATCGGCACGCTGCTCAGCACCGCCCAGAGCAACACCACCACCGGCTCGACTTCGGCGCAGGTCTCGACCGAGAACAGCACCTGGCTGCTGTTTTCCGGCTCGCTGTCGACCGCCACGGTCGGCATGTCGACGGTCAAGTCCGCGATTACCTCGCTGTCGACGGCGGTGTCCTCGGGCACCAGCATCGCCACCGTGGTCTCGACCGGCGCCTCGACCGCCTCCAGCCAGATCGCGGTCATCAACACCGGCACCAGCAGCATGCTCAGCCAGGGCACGCTGGCCTCGACCGGCATCTCCAGCGAGGTCAGTCTCGGCGTCAAGGTCAGCACCGGCCTGTCGACGGTGATCTCGACGGTGGTAGCGGACGGCGCCAGCCTCGGCCTGCCCGATATCCTCATCGACTTCAATGGCACCAACATCACCAGCTACGGCCAGCTCAAGGCAGCCTTTGCCGACATGCTGGTGCGCGCGGCGCAAGTCGCTGGCCTGACCGGCAGCTAAGGACAGATCATGGCCAGCGTTTCCCTCAGCATGACCGTCGCCCAGATCGAGGATGTCAACCCGGAGAACATCACCGTCGGCGCTTCGGCACCGGGCGCGGGTGACTTCGAGATCCGGGTCAACACCGCCAATATCACCACGCTTAAGCAGATCTACCAGGCGCTGGAGAAGATTGACTGGTTCGTCCAGGACCAGAACTATGGGCCTTCGACCTTCAAGGTGCTCTGATGCGGGCGACCGACGGCTTCGCCTATAGCTCGCCGACGGCGGCAAACTCCGCTACTTTTCAGTTGGTTGGTGGGGTTTACGTCGTTGACGCGGTGGCCAACTTCAATAGCGGGTCGATCACTTTGCAGAGGCTTGGCCCAGATGGCTCTACTTACATCACAGCAGTGACGGCACTGACCGCTAACGGCACCAGCGGGGGTGTTCCGCTTCCGGCCGGCACTTACCAGATTGCCGTCGCCTCCGCCAGCGCCCTCTCTGTCTCGGTGACGCGCGTACCGGGAGAATAACGGTGACGGTAGACGCGGCGCTACTTTCTCTCGGCGTCAACGCAAATCTCTGGGCGCCGGTCCGGGTGGCTTTATTTGGCGACAGCCAGGCTACTGCGGGTGACCCGAACTCGCCGGCTTCTCAAGACAGCTCGCTTGCATCTTCTTCGGTGTGGAACTCCGGTACTGTTTCAGTAGTGCAGTTCGGGCATAAATGGGCAGTGCCTGCGTTTTACCCGCAGGCATATCTTGTAGGGGCAGGAGGTATATCCGGTCAGACCACGACGCAGATGGTCGCCCGAGACGGGCTTGCTGCAAGCACCACGCGACGCGCAACCAGAGACATGATAAACTTGGCCCCTGATGTCGTGATCTACCGCGCCGGGTGCATCAATGATTTTCAGGCGGTTGCTGACGCGGGAGCGGCAGCTACGGCGGCAGCGACAGCGACAACTAACGCAACTACGATTATCAACCGCTTTCTGGCCGCCGGCATCCGGGTCATTATCGTCGGTACCTACGGCTATGGAGGCAGCGTCGGCAATCCCTACACCGGGGATCCCGCCTCAATCCGTTTGGCGCTGATGACAGTAGCCGCCAATCTCGCGGCCCTGGCGGCGGCGAATCCTGCCGCGCTTCAATTTGTTTCGATGGTGGGCACCATCTGCGACGCCAGCGGCAACTTCCTGTCGACCAATTATTATGGCTCCAGCGGTACCGATGTCGGGGTGCATCTGAGCGGGTACGGCCAGTATACCGCTGCGCCGCTTGAGGCTGCTGCGCTCACAAATTGGTTTGGCCCCGCAGCGGCAACGAGATACCGGGGCGTGAATTATTACGCGGACCCTCTATTTAAAAAGACAACGTCTATATCATTTGGTACTATAGCATCTGGGCTCGCGGTAACCGCAGTAAGCGGTACAAGGCAAAACGCCAAGATTGAGACCATAAATGGCAAAGTATTTCAGACGTGCGAACTCGCCATCACTGCGGCTAATAACACCATGCAGTTCCAGATACCGTTTAATCCGACAGCCGCCGGATTAAACCCTAGTGTCGGCGACATTTATGGGTTTGAGGTTGACGTGTACAACATAGGGCTCGCGAGCTATACTCCGAACCTTAATGCCGAAACGATCCGACTGGACGTTCGGGATACTGCGGGCGCAGGACGATTTGTGCTGGACCTGGGGGCGGCAGCGTATGCCTACCAAATCCCGGCGGCGATGACGCGGCATGTCGTCTTCCCGCCCCTCAAGTTCGGCGACAAGGGCGGCAATCTCACTACCGCTAGCGTGTGGTCCATTATCATGGGCACCAGCGATGCCTCTGGCACCTATAAGATGGGCATCGCCAATCCGCGTATCATAAGGCTCAGCCCGCCCGCAGTCATGCAATAGGCCGATGGGTGGCTTCCCTTAAGCCTCTCTTCACGGTATAGGATGCCCATGGCCAAATTCCTCTATCCTGTCGACATCGCCAACCGTGCGCTGGACCATTGCGGCATCCCGCCGATTGTCGCGTTCAGCGATGACAGCAAGGCGGCAGACCGCTGCAACGCCAACTACGACAAACTGCGCGATGCCGAGCTGCGCCGCAATGTCTGGCGCTTCTCGATCCGCAAGGTGGCGCTGCGCGCGGTCGATACCACGACGATGTTCCTGGTGCCCGAAGCCTGGGACGCGGCTGAGGAATACCCGCAGGGCTCGATCGTGCTCTACAACAACATCTTCTATCTGGCGGACCAGTATGCGCCGGTCGGCACCACTCCCGGCTCGCCTAATGAAGCCTATTGGGTCGTCTACTTCGGCCCGCAGACAGTGACGCCGTGGCAAGGACTGGCGGCCGCGATCAGCTATTATGCCGGCTAGCTGGTCTATAATGTCGTTGGCGCGGCGGTGAACATCTACCAATGCCTGACCACCGGCACCCTCGACGATCCGACCACGCTGCCGCTGCTGTGGGTGGCCACCAAGACTTACCATATCGGCGATACCGTCACCGACGCCATGAGCGCGGTGTGGCAGTCGCTCAGCGACCTCAATACCAACAATGCCCCGGTGGCGGGGCCATACTGGCAGAGCGTGCCGGCGGCGCAAGCCTCGCAGCAGGTCGGGCAGGACTGGCTTCAGATCGACGCGGCGGTGCGCTATGAGCGGCTGCTCTATCCGATCGGCGCCGGACCACGCCAGCAGACCACCACCCGCAATCTGTTCCGGCTGCCCTCGGGCTTTCTGCGCGAAGCGCCGCAAGACCCCAAGCAGGGCAATGTCAGCTATCTGGGGGCGCCCAGCGGCATGCCGCAGGATGACTGGACCTTCGAGGGCGACTATATCACCACCATGGACAGCGCGGTGATTATCCTGCGCTTCGTGGCCGACGTGCAGGACGTGGCGCAGATGGACCCGATGTTCTGCGAGGGGCTCGGCGCGCGCCTCGGGCTGGAGATCTGCGAGCCGCTGACCCAATCCGACAGCAAGCTCGGGGTCATCAGCCAGATCTACAAGACCTTCATGTCCGATGCTCGACAAGTGAACGGCATCGAGACGGGCTCGGTCGAGCCGCCGCTCGATGATTATCTCGTTTGCCGAATTTAGGTTTTTATCAATGAAAGCAACAACTTACCAAGGCTCACCATGTAAGCGAGGGCATGTCGGCATCCGACGCGTACGGGGCGGCGACTGCGTCGAATGCACGAACATCCGTGCGCGGGAGCGGTGGAACCGGGAGCCTGGCTATAAAGATAAGTGGCTGGCTAAGAGGCGGGAAGCGTACGCCACAGAAGGCGGCAGAGAATATAGGCGCGCGCATAATCTTAAAGCGCAGTATGGTCTTTCCCATGCTGAATATGAGGAGATGTTGAAAGGCCAAAACTACTCCTGTGCTATATGTGACATTGAGCAGTGGCAAACAGGCAAACATTTTCATGTCGACCACGACCATAATACGGGCGCAGTCCGGGCGCTCCTTTGCGGTAACTGTAATCGTGGGCTAGGGGCCTTCCTAGATAGCCCGGCGGTAGTGGACCTTGCAGCGGCCTATCTCCGCAAGCATGGGAGACCTTGACGGGTGGGTAAGGCCTCGTTTGCGCAGAACTCGTTCCTCGGGGGCGAGTGGTCTCCTCAGTTCCAGGGACGCTTCGACCGCGAGGATTACCGGACCGGGATGAATCAATGCCTGAACGTGATCCCGATCGAGGAGGGCGCCGCGCCGCGCCGCTCGGGCACAAGGCTGGGCGGGCCAACGCGCTTTGGCCGCTATGCGGTGCTGCGCGAATACAACGTCGACCAGGCCCAGCCTTATGATATCGAACTGACTGACAGCCATCTGCGGCTGTGGGTCTCGGGCGCGGGGCTGGTGACCAATACCGAGACCATCATCCTCTCGGTGTCCGCCGCTAACCCAGGGGTCTTCACCTCGCTCAGCCACGGAATGTCGACCGGCGAGCAGGCGATCTTCACCCTGACCTCGGCCCTGACCTATGCCGGGATTGCGCCGCTATTGGGCCGCCAGTTCCTGGTGACAGTCCTCGACGCCAATACCTTTACCGTGGCCGACGCCCTGACCGGGGCGCAGGTCGACGGATCGCAGATCTCGCTTAACGGCATTGTCGCCCTGACCGTCCGCCGCATCCTGGAACTGGCGACGCCCTATCTCCAGGCCGATCTCCAGCAGGTCCGCATTGTCCAGGACGGGGTCAATGCCTTGCTGCTGCACCCCAAGTACAAGCCCTATACCTTCACCCTCACTGGCCCGGTGGCCGCGCTCACCGCAACCAGCTTCAACGATGGGCCCTATCTCGACATCCCCGCCGACGGCACCACGCTGACGCCGGGGGCGACCAGCGGCACGATTACCTTCACCGCCAGCTCGGCCAACAGCATCAATGGCGGCCAGGGCTTCCTCGCCACCGATGTCGGCCGCCAGTTCCGGGTGTTCTCCGAGCCGGCACTGTGGGCTGTAGGCACGTCCTATAGCGCCGGTAACGTGGTCAAGGACGCCGGGGTCTATTGGAGGGCGGTCAAGGCCAATTCCGGCATCGAGCCCCAGACCGATGCCGGGATCAACTGGGTGATCTCGACCACCGCGGCGGCATGGACCTGGGGCACGATCGTCTCCGTCGTGTCCTCGACCGGCTTCCACGGCACCCTGGCCGCGGCTGTCACCTACCCTGACAACATCGCCAGCGGCAATTTGCTCTATACCGTGCCGATCACGGCCTGGCAGTTGGGCGTCTATAGCGACAGCACCGGCTATCCCAGCACGGGCGCCTATTACCAGGGGCGGATATGGCTGGCGGGCGCGGTCAAGAACCGCTTCGACGCCTGCGTCAGCAATGACTTCGGCCAGCACGGCTATGTCAACTTCGCCCCGACCGGGCTGGACGGCACCGTCTCCGACGCCAGCGGCATCGCCGGCACGCTCAACTCCCAGGAGATCGAGAATTTCCTGTGGCTGCTGCCTGATGAACAGGGCGTGCTGGCGGGGACGCAGAGCGGCGAATGGATGATCGCCTCGTCGAGTGCGGGCGAGCCGATCACCCCGACGTCCATATTGACCCGCGAGATGACGCATTACGGCAGCATCAACATGCCGGCGATCAAGGTCGGCCGCGCCACTATCTTCATCGACCGCGACGGCCGGAAGGTCTACGAGTACATGGCCAATTACTTCACCCAGAAGTTCGTCGCCGACAATCTGCTGCTGCGCTCCAAGCATCTCTCGGCCGGCGGCATCGCCGAGCTGGCTTATATGCGCGAGCTGACCCCGGTGATCTGGGCGCGAACCAATGACGGCAAGCTGATCGGCTGCACCTACAAGCATGACGACCCGATCAAGCCGATCGAGTTCTATGGCTGGCATCGGCATGAGCTGGGCACCGGCCGCAACATCGTCAGCATCCAGGGCGGACCGGCCAATGGCGGCCAGACTGACACCCTGGCCATGGTGACGAAAGATCCCATGACGCAATACTGCTATGTCGAGTTCCTGCAAACGGTCTGGGATGACAGCGACAGCCTGCTGACCGCCTGGTATGTCGATGGCGGGGCGGCGGTGGTCGGGGCCGATCGGCTGACCGTCAATGGCGTCTCGGTGGTCCGCGTCTATGGCATGTGGTACATGATCGGCGAGAGCATCACCGCCTGGGGCGCCGGGCTCGATCTCGGTGACTTCACCGTCGCGGCGGACGGCACGATCGATATCCCCCTCAATGCTGCGTCGTCGCTCTTTACCGATGCGCTGCTGGCAGGCATATCGGCGGCTGGCTGCACCCAGACTTCGATCGAGATCACCTGATGCCCCTGACCTATACCATGACGGCCGAGGAGAATTACGCGCTGGAGTTCGTCGTGGCGTTCAACAGCAACCAGCGCCTCTTCACCCACCAGACCACCTACCAGGATAACGCCGGCAATACCTTCGACTACCAGCGGCGGTCGATCCTCTATAATGCCTCGGTATATAACGCCAGTGCCAACACGAACAGTACCGGCCACGCCCTATGGAGTGGCCAGAATTTCATCGATATCGGCGGGGGGCTTAACCCTACCGGCCAGAAGAACCTGCGTGTCTGCGAAAAGAATATCGATCACGGAGCCGTCCTTTGGCATGACTGCTACGGGCCGAGCCAGGTGGTCCCGGAGGGCCACCAGATCGGGGTGGCGTTCACCATCAACGGCGGTTCCGGCTATGTCGACGGCGTCTATATCGGCGTCCCGCTGACGGGCGGGAGCGGCACCGGGGCCTTTGCCAACATATTGGTGGCCGGCGGCGCGGTGACGTTCATTGCCCAAATCTATACCCCAGTGCTGCTCTCTCGGGGTATTAGCGGGTACGCCGGGGGCTACGCGTCAGGGGACGTGCTCACCGCGCAGGCGGGGGTTCTCGGGGGAGGGGCAGGCTTTACCTGCACGATCTCCTCCACCCCCGGCGTGAGCGACGGCAGCTACCGCCGCTTCGTCGAGTCTCAAGGCCAGGCTTACCCCCAGCTTGTCGACCCACGCACCGGGGATACCTGGATCCACGTCGACAGCTTCGACGGCGACCAGAACTGCACGGTCTATTTCTTCCGGCGCGCGGATGGGTTCCAGCAGATCATCTCGCCGCTGATGCCAATCCATAACGCGACGCATATGCAGCCCATCGGTATCAGCGACGACTGGGCCTATATTATCGAGACGCGGGTTTCTGCCGACACCGGGGAGCCATCCCACCATCATCTGGTGCTCACGCCAAGGACGATCCAGCCGCGGGAGACCGCAGCGGATTACCGGCTTGCCTATGCTAATTTCGACTTCCCAGTATCGTTCAACGGGACGCTCTCCGGCGTAAACTCATATGTCTTCACGCAGAGCCAGAGCGTCTATTTCCTGCAACAGCAGGCGGTGGAAGACAGCCTCACCCCGACCGCTCGCGCCTACAAGCTATTCCGGTTTACCGAGCCTTCTCCGATAGTCTATGGGGCGACCGCAGGCGCTATTGTCGACGTAACCCCCTGGGGCGTGTCGACCGGCCCCAACACCAACGCCAGCGCTTACGGCTATAACCCGGACACCAGCCTGATCCCGTTGCAATTCCCGACCTACGATTTCCTGTATTATCTGCCGGCATCAAACCAGCTTGCGATCCTGTCGAAGTTCTTCTCGTGGCAGACCGCCCATGCGCTGACCATAGATCCGTCGCTGACCTTCTTCGATCTGACCTATTACGACATCGTCGCCGGGTCTATCGACTACCAGCACGCCTTCGTGCGCGGCTATATGTCGGCGACATGGACGCCGCTGACATCCTCGACCGGCGCGGCGTGGGTGGTGATCGACGCGCTCCAGATCAACGCCTTCCCGGCGCATCATACCTTCGTCTTCCCTGGCCATGACTATACCAAGGTGTGGCTGTCCTTTATCGTGCAGCCCTACACCGGGGCCATCACCGGCTGGCACAGCAATCTCTGGCATACGATCTTCGTGGAGTACCAGCTCAGCTATGGCTCCGCGCCGGTGGCCACCCGCATCGTCGATGAACTCGGCTGGGATCTGGCCTATACGGACTACGCCACCACCATCGGCAACGCCAACGTCGTATGGCAGTCGCAGGGCATCACGCAACTGGACCAGGACACCAGCGACGCCGGCATCTATGACGCGGCCACCAACACCTTCTGGTGGGCTGGCACCGACAAGCTGCTCTATTCGCCCGCTACCCTGACCGGCCCGCGCGATAGCAACCCCTTCCTGAAACTGTCCTTTGGTCCGCCGCCTTATTGCATACCGTTCGCAATAGGCCATACCTATATCAGCCAGGGCCAGATCCTGCGCCCGGCCGGCCCGCAGGAAAGCATGACGCAGTCTGGCCCCAGCCAGGGCAAGAAGCGCCGGACGGTCTATGCCGCGCCGCTGCTGGTCGATACGCTGGGGATGAGCATGGGCGTGGACTTCACCCTGATGCGCCCGCTGGAGTTCAAGTCGCCGGGGGGCACCGTGGCATTGACCTTGCAGCAGCCCTTCAATGGCGTGTACTGGGGCACGGTGGACAGCGGCTTCAACTATGATAATATGTGGTGCTGGCAGGTGACACGGCCCTATCCGTGCACCGTGGTCTCGGTCGAGTGCCAGATTGAAACGAACGAGAACCTCTGATGGGCTTGACGGGCGGACAGATTGGCGGGATCGGTGACGCCATTGGCGGGCTGTTCGGCTTCCTCGGCGATATGTCCGAAGCCTCGGCCTATAACAAGGCGGCGGAATACGCCCAGCAGAACGCCGTCATCAGCCGCGAGGCAGGCGACATCAAGGAAGAGCAGACCCAGCGCCAGATCTACAAGACGCTGGGCCAGCAGCAGGCGGGATACGCCGGGGCGGGACTGACCAGTGGCGGTAGCGCCCAGTCGGTGCTGCGGAGCAGCGTGTCGCAGGGATCATTGGAGAAGGCGATCGTGAACGAGCAGGCCCAGATCAATGTCGTCGGCTATGAAAGCCAGGCGGCCCAGTTCAAGGGCATGGCCGCCCATGCCAAGGCGGCCGGCGCTGGCGGGCTGCTGGGCGGCGCCCTTAAGCTGGCTGCGGCCTTCATCTGATGCCAAATATAGCCGAATACAGCGCCACCGGCGAGATCACCCCGTCGGACAAGGGCATCCAGGCGGCGGAGGTGGCCGCGCGCCGTACGGGCGAGTTCTTCCACCAGATCCAGGGCGACATCAAGAGCCTGACCGGCGAGATCGCGGCCAAGGTCGAGAAGCATGATGAGTTGCTCGACATTTCGAATACCTCCCGGCACATGTCGGACCTGGAGCTCAACGCCACCACCGCGCTGAACAAGGGGCTGGCCGATAACCCCAACGACCCCGGCTTCCTGACCAAGCATCTGGAGGATGTCACCAAGTCGATCGACGGCATCACCGCCTTGGCCAAGACCGACCGCGGCAAGATGTTCGCCACCGAAAGGGGCGATGAGCTTTACCGCAGCCAGCTTCGCGAGACGCATGCCGCCTACGCCCACATTACAATGAACACGGTCGCCGACAATGTCACGCAGACCACCAACAACGCCGTGGCCACCGTGGCCCAGGAGCCTTCCCCGACCGTCGTCACCGCCCAGCTTGACCGGGCAACCGCCAATATCCATGCCAGCTACAAGGCGCTCAAGGCACTGCCCGGCGCCAATATCGGGGCGCTGGATGAGGAAGAGATCAAGCAGGTCAATGAGGCCAGCGCCGGCGTCTACAAGGCCTATTACCGCTCGGGCACCGACATGGCGGTCCAGGACATCGCCAACCATGGCGGCGACGCCTCGAAGTCGCAGGTCTATGCCGACCTCAAGGCGCATATGGATGGCGACACCGATGCGCCTAAATATCTCGGCGAGGACATGCTCAAGTTCCGCGAGCAGTTGAATGAGGCCCCGAAGAAGGGGCTGGAGCTTTACAAATCCGGGGCTGAAACAGTCAAGGCGCAGGCGATCGAGCAGGGCAAGGCCGGCTATGCCCAGATCGACACCTCGATTACGGTGGCGATCGCCAATGGCCAGCCGCTAAACCCCGAGCAGATTACTGCCATTGACCGCTACGCCCAAGCCTATGGGGCCACCAACCCCGGCGAAGTGCATGCGTTGAATGACGCCCGCATCCGCGCGCAGGAGAGCGCGCAGAACGAAAAGGTCCAACCCTACAACCCCAAGGTCTGGGACGATATCCACGCCCGCATCGGGCTGGCCAAGGGCGACCCGCGCGCGGTCACGGCCAGCGGGCTGCTTCAGGCCTGGGGCAGCCACCAGATCACCACCGAGCAGTTGAAGCTGGGGCAGGAGCTGGTCAAGAACCAGGACAGCAACCCCGGCTTCAAGGCGGCGCAGAGTGCCTTCGCCCGCTGGCAGGCGGAGCAGAGCCAGTTCATCGGCAGCAAGGCGCTGCCCGGTACCGGCGCGGCGCGAGCCCAGTTCATCCATGACAGCGACGTGATCTTCATGGATACCTTCCGCGCCACCGGCGACCCGGAGAAGGCACTCAAGGCGGTGACGGATATCCACAACCCGGTGGGCGGGAATATGGCCGCGATGGTCAAGACCTATAATCACGCGGCGCAGAAGCCCGACGCCGCCGGATATATCCAAAAGTTCATGCCGCATTTCAATGACGATGGTTCAGTCACGTCGGCGCTGGGCAGCCACGCCAATCCGGTCTATCCGACCGCCAAGTCCGGCCTCGCGCCAGCGCAGCCGGTCAAAGTCGATCAAGCAGCGGTTGATAAAGCTATCTGGGGACACTGATGCCTGACGCCCCGCCTACGCCCGCCGCGCCAGATCCGCAGGTTGCCGCCAACCGCCAGCAGTTGATGGACCGGCTGACCACAGCACGCCAGCAAGGCGCGACCTGGGACCAGATCCACGAAAGCCTGGCCACGCGTGTCCAGTCGGCGCGGCAGGCGGGCGCCACCGACGCACAGATCCAGCATAGCCTGGGCTTCAACAACCCGGAAGAATTGATCGCGGCTACGCAGAGCAATGTCCAGCAGCACATGGCGGCGACCAAGCCAACAAGCTGGGCGGAGAGCTTTGTCAGCGGGCTGACCCATTCCTCGGCGGCGGCGCTGCTCGGCATCAAGCCAGACGATACGCCAGTGGAAGGGCATGGGGCCAGGATCTCCGAAGGGCTGGGCGAAGCTGTCGGCGACTTCCCGGCGTCGGTTGCCGGCGCTGTTGGCGGCGCCTTTACCGGCACGCTGGCCGGCGGCCCGGTCGGCGGCTATGTCGCGGGTGCGGGCGGCGCGACCGCCCTGCCGCAGCTTATCAAGAGCGAGCGCGACCGCTACGTCAAGGCACTGCAGAGCGGGCAGGTGCGCACCCCGGAGGACTTCCTCCATATCCAGGGGCAGGTCATGGCCGATACCGCGGAAGCGGGCGCAGTCGGTATCGCTGCCGGCGGAGCCGGGGGGGTCGCCGGGCCGCTGCTCGACAAGATGGGCGCGGGCCGGGTCACGAAATTCCTCGGCACTGTCGCCACCGAGAGCGCCACCATGGCCACGGCACAGGCGACACTGGCCGGACACATGCCGAAGATGGAGGATTTCGTTGACGCGGCCGTCACCGTCGGCGCCTTCCACACTGCCCACGCCGTGGCCGCGCCGGCCGCTCGCGCGATCCGCACCCGGCTGATGCAGAACTATGCCGAGACCGGCGAGACCCCGCAGGACTCGGCCGCGCGCGCCGTCCACGATCCGATCTTCCGCGCGCAGATGATGGGCGTGCCGCACCCCGAAGTGCCGGTCGGCAGCAGCCGCAGCGATGTCGCGCCGCCCCCGATCATTCGCCCCGGCACCATGGCCAATGAGCACACCCCGCTGCCGCAGGGCCAGTTCGTCATCCCGCGCGCCATCGGCGGCTTCGACGAAGCGCTGCCGTGGGTGCTCAAGGAAGAGGGCGGGCTGACCAAGGATACCGGCGGCGTCACCAAATGGGGCATCAGCGCCAAGGCGCACCCCGGCCTCGACATCGCCAATCTCAGCCAGCAGGAGGCCGGCGAGATCTACCACAAGGAATATTGGCGTGCGATCGACGCCGATGCGCTTGACCCCAAGCTGCGGCTGGCGGCCTTCGACAGCGCGGTCAATGAGGGCGTCGGCCAGACCAAGACCTGGCTGCGCGAGGCGGGCGGCGACGTGCAGGCCTTCATGCGGCTGCGCATCGAGAAATACGCCAAGCTGGCGCGCGATCCGAAATATGCCCCCTACGCCAAGAGCTGGGCGCGGCGCCTCAAGGATCTCGGCGCCACCGGCGATATGGCCGGGGTGATCGAGCGCGGCCCGGAGAATGTTGGCCGCGAGTTTACCCCCGAAGACCGGGCTGCGCTTGATCTTGACGGCGGCGAAGGCGGCAAGCCCCCCGAAGACAGCGGCAAGGGCGGCAAGCCGCCGGAGGATGAAGATCCGTGGCAGCATGTGATGAGCCGGGTGGCGCCCGACGAAGGCACCAACTGGTTCGGCAATAGCGTCGACGCCTTCAAGCGCATCTATGGCGAGCTGTTCGACCCGATGCACCCGGTGCGCCGGCTGGTCGATAGCGTCACCAAGGGCGATGCGCTCGACGACTACAGCAACCCCAACCTGCTGTTCCGCGTCGCCGAGAACTCGGGCGAGGTGGCCAAGGTGGCGATCAGCCGCAACATGGTCGATCTCGACGGCAATACCACCGGCCACGGCCTGGAGGATATTGTCTCGGGCAAGAGCAGCGGCACCGAGTTCAGCAAGGCCGACCAGGCCAAGTTCCTGAACGGCTACGCTATCGCCAAATGGGCGCTGATGATGGACGCGCAGGGCAAGCAGTCAGGGGTCGACACTACTCACGCTGCGGCTGTCGTCGCGCAGGGCGATGCGCAGTTCGGCGCGGCCTTTCAGCACCTGGTCGACTGGCGCAACGGCACGCTGAAGTGGCTGGGTGAAGCCGGCGTCCACGACTCAAAGAAGATCGACGCGCTGATCGCGGAGAACGACTCTACCATCCCCGGCTACCGCCGCATGGACGACGGCTCCTACCAGCCGGTGTCGACCGGCAAGCCCGGCATCTGGAACCCGATCAAGGGTGCCAAGGGTTCGGAGCGGCTGATCGAGCCTATCCTCAAATCGCTGATGCAGGATGCCTTCCTGCGCCATGAGCTGGCGTCGAACAATCGCGCCATGGTGGCGCTGGCCGATCTTGGCATCAAGGGCAACGAAGCCACCGAGCATCGTGCGGTCGATGTCAACATCGTGGCCGCGATGGACGAAATGAAGAAGCAGGGCGTCGATGAAGATATGCTGTCGAGCCTGGCCAAGTCGGCCGGGGCCATGCTGCCCAAGGATGAGGTGCCGATCTTCCGCGACGGCAAGATGTACGGGGTCAAATTCACTGACCCCGAACTGACGCGGGTGCTGCGCGGCTATGACCAGAACGCCCGTAGAGTGGTGATGAAGGTTATCGGCACGATCACCAGCATCCCCCGCAACCTCCAGACCCGCTTCAATCCGCTGTTCCCGGTGCATCTGCTGTCCTATGATCTGCCGTGGCAGTATATCACCAACCCCGACAGCAAGGGGCCGGTGTCCAGCTTCCTGGTCGGGCTGGGCCATATGACCAATGACGCCGAAGGCTATCAGCGCTGGCTGCAATCCGGCGGCGCCGACCATATCTTCGACGGCCTCTCCAAGAGCGACTACATCAGGCGGGTGATGCAGGGGCAGGAGGAGCAGAGCCTCGCCAGCAATATGTGGAACGTGGCCAAGTCGCCCTTCGACGCGTTGACGGGATGGACGCGGATGGTCTCGACCCCGATCAAGTTCGGGCGCTATCTGCGCGGTGTCGAGCAGGGCGAGACCCCCTTGCGCGCGGCAGCGGCCAGTTCCGAGGCGGCGTTCCACCGCCCGGCCTTTGGCGGCCCGGTCGGCAAGGCGTGGAATACGCTGGTACCCTATACCACCGCCCATCTCAACGGCCTCGACAAGTCGGTGCGCGCCCAGTTCGGGCTGGGCAGCACCATCACCGGGGCCAAATACAATGCGCTGCACACCACGATCAAGGCGGCCTCGACGATCACACTGATGACCGTCGCCTCCTGGTTCGCCTATAAGGACGAAGAGTGGTACAAGGCGATGCCGGAGTGGCAGAAGAACAACGCCTGGATCATCGTCCCGCCGATCGGCGGCGCCCCGCCCATCCCGATCGCCGCGCCGCCGATCCTCTCGACCATCTATGTCGCGCTACCGCGCATGCTGCTCGAAGCCTTCATCGCCGACAATCCGCATGCCGCCGACGATATCTGGAGCACGCTGGGGGCCTCGCTGATGCCGCCGGGCGGGCTGACCGGCGCCTCGATTCTGACGCCGATCCTGGAGCATATCTCCAACCACAGCTTCCACCAGGACCGCCCGCTGGTCAACCAGAACACGATCGCCGGGGTGCAGCCGGCAGAACAGTTCACGCAATACTCCAGCCCGGCCGCCCGCGATCTTGCCCAATATACCAGCGACCTGCCGCTGGTGCATTCCAATCTGGGCTGGTCGCCGCCGGTCATCGACAACTACATCAGCCAATGGGGCGGTCCGATGGGGCGCGTCGCTGCGGCGGGCGTGGACAAGGCACTGGCGGGATCGCCCAGCAACCCCTATCCCGAGACCAAGGTTTCCGAATGGCCGGGCGTTTCATCCTGGGCGGTGCGCTACCCCAGCGCCAGTGCCGCGCCGATCCAGCAGTTCTATGACGCGGCAGCCGGACTGGCCAAGGAGAACGGCTCGCTGCTCAAGGAGCTGCGCGACGGCAATTTCAGCGCCTTCAAGCGCGTCGTCGACCAGGGCGGGGCTTCGGCTGCCGCCTATCACCAGCTGAACCTGGGCGAGAACATTCCGCCCGGCGTCGACGCCGGCCCCTATATGGATTACCTGGCCCAGAAGGCGCAGGGCGCGGACTACCAGGACGTACAGCTTGTCCATCAGGCGGCCACGGCGCTCCAGAACGCGCATAAGTGGGCGGTCGAGAACGTCAATGAAAACCACAATCTGACCGGGCATGACAAGCGCCAGATCCTCGACTCGGTCAATGCCCAGATGCAGGCGATCTCCGAGCGCGGCAATGAGGCGGCAGACCGCGCGCTGATCGGAACCAAGCGGGCTGGCGCGGCGGCGCATGCTCCGGCGCCTGACAGCATCGAGTTCACCCCGCCAGAGTTGCCCGGCCAATGAGCAAGCCCCCCAAAATCGTCGTCCCCGGGTTGAACCGCGGCGCTGGTATCCCCGCCGGCTATATCCTCGGGCGCCGCCCCGGCACCGGCCACGGCCCGGCCGAACTGCTTGACCTCACCGGCATGAAAGCCCTGGGCGTGGCCACTGGCGCGGGGCTGGCCCAGAGTGCTTCTGTCGTCGCTTCGACCGCCGCTTCGGCCACCACCAGCCTGAGCACCGGGGTCAGCAGCGTCGACAGCGGGCAGACTGTGTCCCTCTCCCAGATCAGCAGCTCGCTCAGTGGCGCGATATCCTCCACCAGCAGCCTTAGCAGCGCCGTCAGCACCGTTATCAGCGGCTCGATCAGCACCGTCAATTCGCGGATCGACTCGCTCAGCACCGCGGTTGGAGGCGGGGGTGCGGACGATGACAGTGCCCTCAGCACTTCGCTTAGCCAGATCAGCAATTCACTGAGCACGACAAATTCGACCAACGTCACCCAGAGCACCTCGCTCTCCCAGATCAGCAGTTCGCTGAGCGGCGCCATATCCTCGACTTCTTCCCTCAGCACCGCCGTCAGCACGGTTGACCTGAACCAAAGCACCTCACTCAGCCAGATCAGCAACTCGCTGAGCACGACAAATTCGACCAACGTCACCCAGAGCACCTCGCTCTCCCAGATCAGCAGTTCGCTGAGCGGCGCGATATCCTCCACCAGCAGCCTCAGCACGGCGATCGGAACGGGGGCCGCCGCCCTTGTCTATGAAGATGCCACGGTGCCGGGCGGCAACACCGTGGCCAACACCACGACGCCGACCGCCTTCGCCAGCTCCTACACCATCCCGGCCAATTCGCTGGCCGTGGGCAGCGTCATCCGCGTCAAGATCTACGGCATCTATTCCACCGCCCTAGTTGCCCCGACGATCACCGCCGCGCTCAAGATCGGCTCGGTCACGGTGCTGACCACCGGGGCGATCACCGCGATTGCCGGGGAGACCAACGGCGGCTGGTGGGCGGAAGCCCTGCTCACTGTCACCGCGATTGGCGCGAGCGGGGCGATGGAGTGTCAGGGCTACGCGGAGTTTTCGACGGCGGCGACCACCGGCCTCTCGGTCAACCTCACCAACACCGCCGTCGTCGGCTCGATCGATACCACCGGCAGCCTTGCGATGACAGTGAATGTCACCTGGGGCACGGCCTCAGCGTCGAACACCATCACGCTGCGCGAGATGGCCGTGGAGATCATGACGGTGGGGGCTGCGGGGTCGGGAGGCGGTGGCAGCTTCCGAGGCGCGCTGGCGACAAAATCCGCCGACCAGACGGCGGCCAACTTCACGACTCGTGCGGCCATGACATGGGACACCAATAGTTACGACACGGACTCCATCCATAATACCAGCTCCAATACATCGCGCATGTCCGTGCCTAGCGGCGTGACCTATGTCCGACTGACCGCCAGCGTTCAGGTAAGTGCCTATACCGGGTCGTTCGCCGACCTGATGTTTTTCCGGAACGGGGTGCAGGAGCCCACATCAGCGTCTGTCTTGGCATACGGCAGCAGCGCCGGCGCTATCTGGTTGAACCTTGTCAGCCCGGTCTTGTCTGTCACGGCTGGAGACTACTTCGAGGCGATGCTGGAGATCAATGGCGATAGTAGCGTAACTATCGTCAAGACATCCTCGTCATTCGCGATGGAAATTATACGGTGACTTGCCCCTGCCCCAGAGCCGTGGTAGTTGGCCAGAGGCCAATGGCATGAAGGCAATATCGCTATGAGCAATATTAGGTGAGTAACCACCCCAACCTGTCGCCGGTCGCCGACATCATCTCGGTCGGGGCGGTCGTCGGCTCGATCATGCACGCGCTGCCGCCCTTGGCCGCCGTCGTCGCCATCCTCTGGTATTGCCTGGAGATCTGGGAAAGCGACACCGTGCGCGACATGCTCCAGGACCGGCGCCGCAAGGAGCGGGTGAAGCGTTTGCGCCGCCTGCGAAGGCGGCATCGACTACACCGCAGGACCGTACCAGAAACGAAAACACCGCCAGTTTCCTGACGGTGTTCTCTGCCGGAGCCCTAGGGCCTCTTAGCCGGCGGACAAGGCCGAACTGATCGACGCCGCCACGGCGGTATCTTCTTCGTCGACTGCGGATGAAATCGCGGTGCTGACCGAAGCCGCGCCGCCTTCAATCACAGACGACAGGCTGGAGATGGTGCTGTCCTTGGCCGCGAGATCGGCCACCAGGGCGGAAAGCTGGGTCGAGAGGGAGTCGTTCATGGTCAGCGGTCCTTCAAAGTAATGGTGGATGTTCAGGGTGAGGCGCACGTTATCCTCCTTCGGGGGTCGGTGCAATAGCATCGGCGCGGGCTTTGATATCCGCTTCGAGGCTATTCAGTTGCTCCGCGTTCGCGCGGGCGGAGGCGTAGTTGTTGACGATACCGGCCATGAAGTCACTCGGGCTAGTGGTCGAGCAGGACGCATCAGATTGTCGGGCGGGGGGAGGAACACCGGCGGCGTCGATCCCGAGCACCGCCGCGTCGTGCAGCCGCAGCATGCCGTTAGTAACGCAGCCAACAGGAGGCAGGGGAGAAGACGAGACATAGACGGGCACCTCCTTGATAATGATCTGGGTCTGGCGCGAGATCGCGGTCTGCGCCTTGGCTTCGGCTGGCGCGTCGACTTTGGTCAGCATGGTCTGAACCTTCGCCGTGGCCCGAGCCTGGCTCTGCGTCGCTGCAGCCTGCTGCTTGTAGCCCTTGAGTTGGGGCGCGTACCAGTTATGCGCCAGTCGTGCGCCAGCGCCCGCCAGCGCCAAGGCCAGCAGCACGCCGCCGATCGCCTTAATAGCCCAGAGCGGCAACGGAAGCGGCACGCCGAACATCAGTTTCGCACCGCCCGCGACTCGGAGCAACGAGAGCAGCGGTCCCAGCGGAATGCGACACCGTGGTCTTTGGTCTTCCAGTCATGGAGCCAGAAGAAGCAGAGGATACGCCCGATCATACTGTCCTCTCATGCGCCTGGTATTCATGGATCAGGATGCCGGCGATGCCGGCGGCGATGATCGCCCCGACCGCGATACTGTCCAGTGTGGCGAAGGCCTTGGCATTGTCGGCATAGGGCGATACCACGCCATGCACCTGCTGGGCGTTGCTGGCGAGCCAGGTAAAGCCGCCACCGATCACCGTCACCGCCTTGGCTGCCAGTGAGACCTTGGCCATGGGCGGGGCGGGTTCGGGCGTGGGCGGGGTAATCATATTGACCGTGGTGTGCGAGGGTGGCGCCAGATCGACGCCGCTGCCGGGGCCTTGCGGCCGGGCCAGCTTCGCCGCCACTTCCACGTCAGCGGTATTCCAGAAGGCAATCTCGGCATCGCGGCGATTATCCAGCCCCCGGATCACAGTCAGCTTGCCGTTGACCCTGCCCTTGTCGAAGCGCTTGAGCTGCACCGGCACGTCGTCGAACTTGCGGTCGTCGAGGTCTTTCCAGATCGTCCAGGCCGGCTGTGCGCCGACATTGAAGACGAAGGAGACCAGCGCCGCGCGCTGATGATCGTGCAGCGTGCCGAGCACTGACGGGTAGCAGACGCTCTCCAGCCGGCAATCCGCCTTGATGAGATCGCAGAGCAGGGCCTGATCGGCTTGCGCCTGGGTGATGGGGCGGCCAATGCGCACTTCCGGCCCGGTATGGCCATAGCCATCGGTCGGGATGCCGCCGGTATCGGCGTAGCCGACCAGCTTGCAGGCCTCCAGGCGCTTGACCAGGGTGGCGGCGAAATCAAGATAGCTCATAGCTTCCACCGTGGGTAGCCCGCGGGAAGCAGCCTGCACGCTTCAACACTCAGCCTATGCTTGGCTCCATTTGAGAGCCGATACCAGCCCCCCTTAGCCGGCTTATCGGGGTTTGGTTCCAGCACACCACCCGAGATTACCGGGTGTTCGGCATTGGCCTTTATGAAATCATCAGCTTGCTGTTTTGCGGTTCTCATGTGGCCCTCCTTACCCGCTGGGGTCTATACCTGCGGGGATAAATGTCAAGGCATCACCAGTCCGACGTGTCGATAGCCGGCGGGTCCAGCCAGCCCCAGCTTATCCGGCGCACGACATTGGTAATGGTCCGCTTGGTGACGCCGTACTCCTTGGCCAGGGCGCCACGGTTGGTGCCGGGGAGATAGCGCTGGCGGATCTGGCGCACTTCTTCGGCCGTCAGCTTGGCGTTGCTCCAGCCAGTCTTGGGGTCGAATTTGCTGCTCATCACCAGCACCCTTTTAGCATGTCCGCGAAAGTTTCCAGAGACATGACAACCAGTGTCTCGGTCCGATCGGCCTTAATCATAAGCGCGTGGTTGCCGGGAAGCCAGTTGAAAAGATCCGTCCATGCTCTCTTACGGGTCTTACACTCAATCTTGTGGCCGGCGACTACAATGTCAGAGCCAAACAGGCCGCCGGCCGCACCGGACAGCGGCACCCGCTGGGCCTCCAGCCCCAGCTCCTTGAGCCGGTCCACGCACTGGCGTTCAAACCTGTCCCCTTTTTGTCTCTGAGGATTTGGCATGCTACTTCCTGTACCTATCACCTGCCCACACGTCCACATGAACGGGGATCTTCATCTCGCGCACCCAGCGCGGCACGTCTTCCATGATGACCTGGAAGCTGTCAAGATCGCGGGTCAGCGGCTCGCAGACAATCTCGTCGTGCACCTCCATGATCGGGCAGAAGCCGTTGTCCTCCAGCTTGCGCTTGGCGTTCTCGACCATCTCGCGCTCGATCTTCATGACGATGTTCTCGGTCAGCTGCCCGCCGAAGGCGTCGCGGGTAATCAGCCGCCCCTGCTTCTCGACCCGGTAGGTGAAGCCCTTGCGGTAATCCGGCTGCTCCTCGGTCGACCATGGCATCTTGCGTGTTACCGGCTGCGGGTCGTAATAGGCGATCGTCGAGCCGTTCGGGATCTCGGCCACCAGCCATTTGTCTTCCAGTCGGTAGAGGATGTCGTGACTCTCCTGCTCTTCGCCAGACCAGACGCAATCCGTAGCGGCGCCTTGAAGCCCATACCAGACCTTCGGCACCAGCGGCGCCCACTCACTGCGGTAGGTGTCGACCACCGCCTTGGCAAAGTCCAGATCGAGCACGCTGCCTTGCTTGGCCGCCGTCGCCCGGAACTTCGGCGCCCCCATCTGGAACCCCAGCCCGAGCACAGCGGCCTTGCCAAGCTGGCGCTGTGCAGTATCAGCCTTGGTGATTGTGCGCCCGTAGACGCTCATAGCCATGTCGCAATAGACATCAGCACCAGCGGCCATCAGCGCAGTCTTGTCATGCTGCCCGGCAATGGCGAGTACGGTGCGCGCCTGGATGCCGCTATAATCTCCCGACATCAGCACCCGGCCCGGTGCCGCCTTGATCGCATGGCGCAAGGATCCGACTACCAGCTCGACCGGCTCGACCCCGGTGACCGCCTTCACCCAGTCGGGGTCTCCGGTCATGATGGCGTCGACCTTGGCGTCGACTTCCAGCCCGATCGTCTCATTGGTGCCGCGCGGGAAGTTGTGCGGCTGGAACAGCCCGGCGGTCTGGCGCCCCGGCGTGGTGCCGTGGTAGCGGAACAACCCTCTGGCGCGGCCGTCATAGCCGACGCAGGCTTCCATCGCTTTCAGCTTCTTTATGCTTGAACTGCCTATGAGATGTCTGATATGCAATGCCTCGCGCACTGCGGAAGGGAGGTGATCCTGTTCTGGTTCGGTCTCATATTCTGGCTCTGCGTCATCGTCGCTGTCAACTTCTTCGCCGAGAAGTCTGGAGACCGTCTCACTCGTCAGGTCAGCCGCCAGCATGGACGGCAGCGTCCCCACCTGGTGGCGGTTGACCCAGTCCTTGACCTTGGCGATCTGGCCGAAGTTCAGCCCGCCGGTCAAGACCTTGAAGCGGGCGGCCAAAGGCTCCGTGGCTTTGTCGACGATCATCTGGGCAGCCCGCACGAAGTCCATGTCGAGCAGGATGCCGCGGTCGTTGATCGTCTGGCTTAGCTCCCAGATCGGCCGCTCATGCGCGGACAGCCAGCCCAGCCGCCGGTGCACCGCCACCTGGCTGCCGGTATCGCTCATGCAGTATTGGCCAATGCGCGCCCGTGCCTTTTGTGTAAGGCCGGGGAGCATTCCGGTTTTCCTATCCGGCTTTGAGAAAGATAGAGTTAACGCACGGCCTTCCTTATCCTTCACCAGTGGCATACCCAGCGCCAGCAGCAGCTTGTCGAGGCTGCCGGGCAAAGCAAGCTGCTGCGCGCGGGCCATGGTGCAACACCATTGCCGGAGCGGGATCTCGGGAGCGCCGTGGTAAGCCACCATGTGCTGCGTCCACAGGTTGCGCTCGAAGGCGGCGTTATGCGCGACGAACATCGCGCCCTTGGCGATGGCGGTCAGCACCCGCGGCGGGAGTGGCTCATCCGGCCACCACAGAATCGTCTGGTCGTCATCGAAGGTAAAGGAGCAGCACAGCAACGCCGTGGTCGGGTCGACCGCATAGCGGTAGGAGCCGGCCGAGCCCAGATCACACTGGCTGCTAGTTTCAAAATCAGGAACTACCCATCTTGGCATAAGTAAGCCTTTGCCGCATCAAGGATCTCGGGGCGGTCTTTGGCCATGCCCAGGAGGGCGTTGCAGTTGTTGCACAGCAGACCCCGGACCCGTCCGGTATCGTGGCAGTGATCGATAGCGAGCCAGCCGCGTGGCGCTTCAGCTTCAGGTACGTGGCAGATCTTGCAGCAGCCGTTCTGCTCCCACCACATATGTTCGTGCTCTTCGAGCGTCAGGCCGTAAGTCTGCTTAAGGCGAGACTTAAACCGGACCCTCCTAGTAGCAACCACATTATCCTCCCGATGCGCTTTTATGCGGGCGTTGTGGCGCGCCCTATTGGCCGCATACCAAGCCCGGCCATAGACTCGGTGCTGCTCTGGCGTCCAGCTATCGCCCATGATTATCCCTCAGAAGAAAGTCGGGCCGCCCGGGACGGCGATCACAGGGCGGCCCTTCTCTATTGGTAGACTCACACGTGTACGATGCTACCAATCACTGCCAGCGGCTGCGCCGCCAGTCGGATCTTCATCTTTTGCCAGCCCCACGTAGCCGCGGAAGCGCTCGGTGCGGTCCTTGGCCGCGATCAGCTTCTCGCCGACCCCCAGGCTCTCGACCGCTTCGAGATAGGCGGTAACGCCGGGCAGGCCATTGGCGCCGACACCATCATAGGCGGAGAGCTTGACCCCAAACAGAAGCTGGACGCCGGTGTAGAGAAACCGACCTTTGATCCGGGCCACGGCGTCGAGTGTCTCGCATTCGGTGATCTGGCCGTTCTCACGGATGGTGACAGCGGGGGGATACTCATCCTTGCTGCGGGCGATCAGCACCGTCTTGCCGCGTGACCACTCGCGGAACTGCTTCTTGCCGTACTTCTTATGGCCGGGGTTTTCATTGTTAGCCTTGGCCTTGTCGGCCATGCCGTCGCCGTCGTGAATTGGCACCCCGAGCTTCTTGTCGCGGATTGCCGCGCCGATGTCGAGGTTAGGCCACTTCTGGCGGGCGCACTCCATGATCGCTGCGCGGATGCGCTTCTCTTCATTGCTGCCCTTGTCGATCTCGAAGTTGGCGCTGAACTTGGGCACCTCGCGCGCCGACGCCGTAACCGGGGCGGGCTTGTCGAGGTAGAGGAAGGCGCCGGTCCAGGGGACCATGCTGTCGAACTGGATACGTTCTTGTGCTTGCTGTGCCATGATGGCTCTCCTGCTATGGGCCGCAGCCCGTTCAACGAAACTATGATAGACTCTCGCGCAGCTTTTGCAAAGCCTCTTCGCGAAGCCTTCGGCGCTTAGCGCAAGTCTCATTTGGGTTGACGACGCCAAGTCTAGACCCACGGCCGCCAAAGTATTTCTTACGGGTGGCCGCACGCTGGATTGTTCGCACAAAGCTGCTCATTACCACTCTCCTGTTTCTATCGCGGCAAAGCGATCGGCGGGAGCAGTGACCTCTACGGCCGCGCCAGAAGCACTCTCCAGCACAAAGGTCAGGCCGCTGGTCGGCGTGTAGGCGAACTCTTTGACAAGCGCCTTGGCTGCCGGCACCTTCTCCATCTCGGCCGGGGACTTGAACTGGGGCTCGGTCATGGCGTCGTCGCCGAAGCGCTGCTTGAACATCTCGACCGCGCCGTCCTTCCAGACCCGGTTGGCCTTCTTGTGTACCAGCTTGCCGCCCAGGGCCTTCTGGTCATGCCCGCGCATCGCCCGGTTGTAAGCCTCCAGTTCCAGCGCCTTGATGTAATGCTTCACCCCGGCGGCCAGCTTGTAATTCAGGCCGATGGCTTCATCGCTCATGTCGGGCAGGTGCTGGGCATTGGCCAGAGCGCCGGCTTTGAACAAGCTGGTCAGCATCGGGCAGGCCAGCTTGGCCGGGCAGAAGCGGCACCACTCACCCACGGTCAAGCTCTGGTCGTATTCGGTCGCCCGCATCGCCGGCACCAGTTCGCCATGCACCCATGCCTTGATCGCGCCGACCGTGGTTTCCCAGCGGCGCACCGGACCGTCGGCATGATGACCGCGCGGCTGCACGATCGAGATGCCGACCGGCGTCTCATCGGCGAAGACATTGCCGCTGTGGCGCTCCAGCCCGTCGATGATGCCGAAGGCGTAGTATTTGAGCTGGGGGTTATCCGCCACCTCGACCATGATACCCTGGCCGCCCTTGAGATCGACAATCTCGATCGTGTAGCCGCTGAACAGATCCTTGTCGACCGCACCGAAGTCCAGCGTCCCGTAAAAGTTGGGGTGTACCGGGCTGCTGATCGGGTATTCGATAAAGCGATGCCCCTTGAGGCTGCGGCAATAGTCGAGATAGGTCTGGATCGGGTCGGCCAGATCGGGGGTCATCACCGTGGCGTTGAACTCCAGACCTACCAGCTCCCAGGCGTCCATGCTGCCGTCGCCCTGCTCCAGCGCATGCGCCGCGGCTTCGTGCATGGCCACGCCCTCGCGGCGATAGTCAGGCTCATCCGACAGATCCTCGCCCAGCGTCTTGAGCAGTGTGACGCTGCCAGCACAATTCATCCAGCGTTCGGCGCCGCTGGCCCCCAAAGGGCTATGCGCGGGGCGGATCTCTTTCATCTCGGTCATGGTCTTGTCCTCCATGTGTTAGGCGGCAGTAGAGGCCTAGTCCTGGGATTGCTGGCATTGAACAGCATCGCCGCCTAACTTCGTTAAGCCGTCAGCTTGGCGAGCTTAGCCAAATAGTCCTTGCGCTGCGCGGCGGGGATCTCCTGCACCTTGAACGGGGCGCCCTCGGTGCGGGTGGCGAAGCTGGCGATCAGCTTGACGATCGGCTCACGCGCGCCCAGTTCGCCAGCGCGCTTGCTGGTGGCCGAGAGCAGTTCCTGGTCAGTTACGGGCGTAGCGTCGGGTCCGGCGGCCCATTCGTCCTGTGCCTCTTCCTGGGCCGTAAGGATAAGCTCTGGCTTCGGCTCTTCCGAGACGGGCGAACTCGGCTGAGAGGCTGGGGCTGCTTCTTCCTTGGGCTTGTTCGGCGCCCGCGTGCGGCGCGCTGGGGGCTCCCCCGCGGCAGCCTGCTGTGCCTCCTTGATCTCCGGCATCAGCATCTCATCCCGGTCTTGCAGGGCCGCCTGCGCTTCCGCAGTGGTAGCCGGTCGAGGCGCGCTGAGCATGTCGGCAACCTTGGCCAAAGCCAGGTGGCTGATCTGCGACAGCACCACGGCGCCGTCTTCGCCCTCGGCGACAGCGGCAGTGATTGTCACCTCTGCCTTCTTGATTGGGGCGTACTCTTCCCTTTTTGTCCCGTTGCCAAAGCAGACGGTGATGGATGTAATGTTAGCGGGCATTGTGTCCTCCTCAAAGCGGATCTCAGAATTGAATTATCCCCCTTACCATGACAATTACCCCACAGCAAGAGGGAAAATTCGTTTTAGTGTTTTAGCCCCAGCTTGCCTTTGAGGCGCTGCTTAGGGGGCAATGGCGCCTCCCACTCTTCCTCCTTGCGCGGGATATGCGCGGTCAGGATGTAGGTGCGGTCGATGCCGTCGAAGCGCAGCTTCAGCGAGCTGGGGCCTTCACGGATGATCTGGACATCGGGGGCGAGGCTCTGGACGCCTTTGAAGTCGCTGGAGAGCAGCCGGTTCAGCAGCTCCTTCTTGCTCATCGGCGGTCTTTGAACGTATGACATAGTGGTGTCCTCCACATAGAAGCCGAAAGCTGGCCTCCGGCGTTTAGAAAACGAACGAAGTGTGACTTTGTTCCCCGAGGATCGTCACATGCGTCGTTTTGGGGGCCAGGGCCAGTTGCGCCTTCAGAAGATCAGGATCCTCCAGCAGCACGGCGAGAACCTTGCAGCAGGAAGAGGGGTCTATCGGCTCCTCGGGAGTGCCGTATATAGCCAGCACCGTTTGCGCCGCCACCATGAAATTCAGGATTACCCCAATCGGATCAGCGTCCACTGTGACCACCTTCCTGTCCTCCCCTACAGTTCTACCAGTCATCTAGCCGCTGATCTAGTGCCGAATGCGTGATCTTCCTCTTGCGCAGTGAAGATCCCAGCACATGCTCGCTGAAGCTGCCCGGCGCCACCAGGAAATCGAACAGCACCTGGCCGTGCTGCCCCATGCGGTCAAGCCGGTCAACCATCTGTTCGTTATCGCCTGACACCCAACTTGACTCGGCGGCCACGCCCCTCTGGCATGCTTCTTGCAAGCCGTCGGTGCCGGTGCCCATGCTGAGGATATTGCCGACCAGTAGCCGGTGCCCCGGCGTCGCGAATTGCGCCACGATCTGGGGCTTGCGTGTGGCCGGGGTCGAGCCGTCGATGCGCAGCGGGCTGAAGCGGTGCAGCTTGGCCATCAGGATGTCGAGCACCTCGATATGCCAGGCGAAGACCACGATCTTCTCCTCGCCGCCATCGAGGAGCATCTCGATATAGTCGGCGGCCAGCGGCGCCAACGCCAGCCCCATCATCCGGCGCACCGTCGAGACTTGGCCCCGGACCGACATGTCGAGCCCGCTCATGTCCTCGGGGTCGATGTCGAGCAGCTTCTCCGCCTTCAGAGCCTGCTTAATAGCCCCAGTCTCTTCCACATGAACAATGTCCAGGAAAGGCACCTTGAGCTGAGGGAGTACGTCTCGCTTGAGCCGTCGGACCATGAAGTTCGCACGTAGGCGTGCCTGGAGCTCAAAATGACGACCAGAACGTTCGTCAATGTAGGTCTTGCCATCCGGGGTCTCCCGCTGCTCTGAAGGATTGAAGCGTTCGGTAAAGCGGTCCTCGCTCATCCAGTCGATGCTGTCCCAGCAGTTGTGGACTACCAGCGGGCCAGCGTCAGTCTGGATAGTGAACCGCCGTCGCGGCCCCGCATTCACAATGTCGAAGACGGGATTCAAGCTCTCGGATACGGCGCTCCAGAACGGTAACTGTGCGCTTATTTCCGGCGTTGACCGTTGCAGATACCCATCTAAGGTTGCCCGGCTCATAGCCTTTTGAGTTTTCTCGGCGGTCGAGTTGGTAGCCGGGAGTGCCACATCCGGGCAGTTTCCAGATGTAGTCAAGGAAGGCCCCTCGGTCTGATAACCAGCCCGGCCACACCCTGATGCCACGCTCTCCATACCATGCGTAACCTCGGTCTCTGGGATTCTCACATCGTCCACAGATACTAGAGATGCGGCTAAGGAGCAGCCGTCTGAGGCGAGGGTCATCCGGGCCCCCCAGTACATATCTGGTGCTCGTATGAGGGAGTTGACGATTTCTGCATATTTGGCAGCGGAGGCTTCGCCCATCGCGGACATTATTTTGTGTAACTCGGTATGGGGGGCTTCCGCATGAGCAGCGGACTGCGAGACAAATGCCTCCCTTACCCGGAGCGTAGCCAATGACCTCAAGCTCGCCGAACCTGTCTCCAATGCTTGGGACCGGATGCTTACGTCGCCCAGGACATTTTGCCAGGTATTCCAGCCACCACCAACGCGTACCTTGTGGCCCGGCGTCGCCGAGAGGCCACCCGCTCGCAGGGTCAACTGCTGGCCCTTCGCTATCACGCCTGCGTGCTTTACCCATTCTACGCCATCCCATAGCAGGTCTGTCTTCAGGACAGCCGTTATAGGCTTAACGCCGAGATGAGTCAATACACGCGTGTCTGCCCCTAAACACAGCCCTCGGGCCAAGGTGTAGGCCTCTCGGGGTCGATTTGGCAGAGGGGTACCTGTGAGCGCCAACACTCTAGTAGCTCGCTCGGCAAGAGCTTGCGCCGGCATGGTCTGACTATCATGCCTTCCAAACACTGTTCGAGTTCGTTTGGCATCGATGGTCTTGAGGGCATGGGCTTCATCCAGTATCAAGAGGTCATATTTGGCGGAGGCAAGCTGGCGCCAGATCACTTCGGACCGGGCGAGATCATAGCTGATGACGGTCCATTCCGCATTGGGGTGAACGCCGCGGCGGCCATGCAGGATGGGGTACACAGTGTAGGGCCATTTCATCGTCGTCCAGCTTCGGATTCTCTCGCACCATTGCAGCCGGATATTGGCCGGGCAGACCACCAGCACGCGCTCGGCCTGCATCTCATTGGCGACGGCGATGGCCTGCATCGTCTTGCCCAGCCCCGGCTGATCGCCGATCAGGGTATTGCCCATGCTCAACACGTAATCCACCCCGGCCACCTGAAAGGGGCTCAATTCCTTGTCCGCCGGCACGTCGATATGCCGGGTGCTGCTAGTCGCCCAGGACTTGGCCACCTGGTCGTTCAGGCTCATCAGCTCGGCCTTGGCCGCTGCAGTGGCGTGCTCGAAGAAGGCGACAGCCGCATATGATTCGCGGGTATAGAGGACGGCTTTGTGCGAGTCGGACAGCGGCGAGGACAGGTCGAGGCCGTGCATGGTCATCAGATCGCGCACGCTGGCTTCGCCGCGCGCCACGGTCAGCGTAAACGCCTTGGTCTGAGCGTGAAAATCTAATATCATGGAAGGCCCCTCAGCCGGTTGACCAGATGACCAACGTGTGACACTAAGCATGTCCCGCTTTGCGGGTCAAGGGGCTGAGGGGCCAATCAGCATATGTCGTGGAAGCTATTCCCAACCAGAGGCAAGCTGCCAGCATTGCCGGGAGACTGGCGCCTGCATTCGAGCAACGATCCAGCGCAGATAGAGGCCTGGCGTGATGCTGGCTTTGATCTGGCGGTGGATTGCGGCGCCAGCGGGCTGATGGTGATCGATATCGACGGTGAGGAAGGGCTAGCAACAGCGGCCAGTATGGATCTCCCGCCGACCTACACCATGCGCACCCCCAGAGGGGGCAAGCATCTGTACTATGCCGGACTTGGCCCCAGCTCGGTCCAGAAGCTCGGGACCAAGGTCGATACGCGATCCGAAGGCGGCTATGTGGTCTGGGAGGCGGCGGGCTATGTGCCGATCGCCGAAGGGCGCGTCACTGACATGCCGGGCTGGGTGCTGCCGGGGCTAAACGTCAAAAAAGACCGGAAAGCTTCACAGGTTTCCGCGATAGACCCAACCAACCGCGCTTTAATGTACCTCTCGATTCGCGGCCCGGCGACCGAGGGCGAGGGCGGCAATGAATGGACCTACAAGACCGCCGCGGCGCTGCGCGATCTCGGGGTGGACGCGGACAGCGCGCTCGACCTGATGCTCGATGGCTGGAACGAGCGCTGCCTCCCGCCCTGGGACGCCGATGAACTGCAAATCATTGTCGATAACGCCTATCGGTACGGGCAAAACGAAGAAGGAGCCCAGGCCTTTGACTTCGACCCCAAGACGCGCTTCGAGGGTGTTGCCTTTGTGGCCCCCGATATCCCTGAGAAGCAGAGCCGCTTCCGGCTGTGGTCATTGGCGGAAGCGCGAGCGCGGCCCAAGCCCACCTTCCTGTTCCACGGCATCATGCCCGCGCGCAGCTTTGGCATCGCCTATGGCCCGCCGGAGAACGGCAAGACCTGGCTCATCATCGACATGGCGATGCGGGTGGCGCTGGGCTGGGATATGGCTGGGGGGCCCCTTGGAAATCCAAGGGACGTGATCTTCTTCGCGGGTGAAGGCTTCGAGGATATCGTCCATAACCGCTGCGACGCCTGGTGTGACTATCACGGCGTCCCCAGAGACCCGCCACACTTCCACCTGATGGAAAATTTCCCCGATGTCACCAATGAGGATGACCTGGACGAAGCGGTGGCGGAGATGCGCAAGCGGGCGCCCGATATTGCGCTGCTGATCGTCGATACCTACGCCCGCGCCATGGCCGAAGCGGGCCTGAGCGAGAACGACCCGCTGGAGGTGATGAAATTTGTCAAGCAGATGGAAGTGCTGAAGCGCGGGTTTGGCTGCACCGTGCTCGCCATCCACCACTCGGGCAAGGACATGGAGCGCGGCGCGCGCGGCTCGAATACGCTGATCGCCGCGGCTGACTTCGGCTTCGAGATCACCGCCGACTGGAACGTAATGGCGCTGCAGTTGAAATGCGCCAAGATGAAAGCGGCCAAGAGGTTCGACGCGCTCTACTATGAGGCGCTACCGCACGACGATAGCCTGGTGGTGCGCGGCATCACCGCCAGCGCCTACCACGCGCTCACCCGCGTCGAGGATGAATACAGCAGCCGCAACATCGGCACGGCGTTGGCCAGGCTCAACGCGAACACCCCGGACACAGCGGTTAGCGTGCATGTGCTGGCATCGAAGCTCTATATTGCTGAAATTGGCGAGCCGGAGTCTGAGGTGCAGGCCAAGATCGATCGCATCGCCCGCAAGCTCAACTCGCTCGGCAAGGGCCGGCTGGAGCACTTCGTCTCGAAGGCCGGCTGGTCCTTCCCCGCATAAAAAGAAACGGCCGCCAGAGGGGACATGGCGACCGTTTCAAATAGGCACTGGGCAGTGCAGTCAGGGGGTTATCACCCCCTCAAAAACCTGTCAAGCTGCTAATTCAGCCGGCGATACTCGATTGGCACCCGGTCTTCGGCCTGCTCGGTTTCGGGCCGGGCGTCCGAGACAATCCATTGCCTGACCATGGCGAACAGCGCATGCGCGTGGGCGTCGGGCAATTGCAGCCAGTCGCAGAGCTGGCGCAGGTTGCTCACCAGGTCGTCGATATGGCAGATCGCGGTGGCGAAATGCCGCTTGTTCTGGGCGTCGACCGTGTTGGTCAGGACGATGCCCTTGTCGTCGATGATCGCCGAAGGGCCAAACCAGGGCGGCGACAGCGTAGGCTTGGCCGTGGCGGCGCGCAGCACCAGCCCGAGCACCGGATCCGCTTCGGTGAGCAGCAGAGCACGGACCCACCACTGGCCCCGCAACAGCTCGGCGACCTGCTCGCGCAGCCGGTCAGGGACAGCCTCACCCATGATATTTGAACCCGTGGAGAGTAAGGATGTCGTGCAGGCGATACAGGCTATCCAGCCTCTGGTTCCCCCAGCAGCCGCGGTCATTAAGCCGAACCCCGGCTGCTTTTATGTTTTCAAGAGCAAGGCGTTCTCTCTCGGTCATGGCATCACCCCTGCATTGACGATTTCATCGCTGCCAAACAGCGCGATCGAGCGCTTGTCGAGTTCGGCGGCCAAGGCCCGGACAGCGCCATGCGCGGTCTTGCGTTGTGCCGTAATGATATCGCTATCGGCCGCTACCATGAAGCCGGCTTCCCATTGAGCGCCCTTCCGGCCGCAATAGCCTACGCCGTGCGGCCCTTGGTAGTCATAGCGGGGCGGTCTGCCGCGCACTTTCTGGAAGTTCAGATAGATCATGATCCTATCCTTCCGGCGGGGCCACATTGACATTGCCGCAAGATGCACAGGTGCGCCAGCCGCTACCAGGAGCCGGTGGGCCATACGAATGGATCCCACGGCCGCACATTTGCAGATCGGCGGGTGCCGCCTGCTTGACCGGCGCAGGCTTGGCTGCGGGCATCGGCGCCGACCAGTCATCCTCTTCCGGGGCCAGTAGGCCATTGGTCGTGGCTTCGGCGTTGAGGTCGTCCGCCACCTCGGCAAAGATCCCGGCGGCCCGGTTCAGATGGCCGGAGGCTATGGCATCGCAAGCTGTGACAAGTCTACCGCCCAGCTTGAGATCGGCGGCTGTAATGCTGGTCATGATGCACCTTCAAGAAGTACTCTAGCTGCGGCTCCTAGCAGCTCCTGAGCGTCGGCCAAGCGGCGCAGCATCGCGGTTTCTAAGTCCGCCCACGCATCTGCTTCGGTAGAAAAATGTCGGCCGTCCATAGGGCTTTTCGGCCCCCAGTCGTAAGCTGGCGTAACCCCGTGGGAAGATCTGGGGCGGACCTTATAGCCCGCCTCAACTGCCACTCGCCGCAAAAAGTCTCGGTCCATCTTGTCCTCCTCAGATACTCAGATTGAAATACCCCTACCAGTCCGCAGTGTCAACGTCAGGCAGGGCAGGGGCCAAGGGCGGGGCCTGGTCGCGTCTAGCCAGTTCCGCCATGACCTCGACCAGTTCGGGGCCTTCGACCTCATCCATGACAGTCTCCAGTTCCTCATAGCTCAGGGCGGCATACTTGCCAGCCAGGGGCGCATAGGGGTCGGCTACTGGCTGAGGCACCACCGCCACGGGAGCAGATGCGACAGGGGCCAAGGGCCGCCACGTCCACCGCTTCATGGTCTTGCCGTAGCGCTTGAATGTCTCACCGTCCTGTTTGGCGCAGGGGTGGCCCTCCTTGGCGATCGACATCACCAGCCCGGTGATGAAGGCAGGATCGGCCCCCAGCAGCCTAGCCACCCGCCCGACGACCACCACTGTTGGGGCGGTGCGGTCAATCTCGGCCAGTACCTTGGGAAGGGCGCCCTCGACCTCATAGCGCTGTTCTGCGCGTGATAGGTGTTCAAAACGCATGATATATGTCCTCCACAGTGCAGCTATAACGGCCTCTAAATCCGTTGTTCTTCTCTATGTGCGGCCAGCCTCACCAGATGGGACTGGTCGTCACTAGCGAAGCGTGAACGGATAATTATCATGAATTTGAAGGAAAGTCAAGAGCAGGGTGAAAAGAAAATTGCCGCCGATCGAATGGCCACAGTTCAGCGGCGGTTCAATCGGCGGCAAGCGGGGCGGGGTTCACTCTACAGGCTGCGCCCAGGCATCCCGCATATGCTGGGCCTTGAACTCCCGCGCATGTTTCATTGCCGTGCGCCGGCTCCACTGCCAGCGGTCAAGATGGGTCAGGCGGGAATAGGTAGGAGGGCCGCTATCGTCCGGGCTGATCAAGGCGACGATGACCTCCAATGGGCCGGCGCCGCGTGGGTTGCGCTCACCATGGAACCAAGCATCGGGGTATTCCTCCCGGAACGCGGCCTTGACGGTGTCGCGGCTGCGGGCGCGCATGGTGTAGTAGAAGCCACCTTCAGCATCCTGGATGCAGTAAATCGGCTCGCCATGGCCCCAGTAAGCGCCGCCCTTGTCATAGCCGCCGCTATCGAGACGCAGGCGCTGCATAGACAGGGGTTTGAGGATGTCAAAGTCATTGCCTTGGCTACTTCGGCCCATCGGCGCCCCGTATTTAGATGATACAGGCGGCGCTGGATCAGGATAGGTCATAGTATTCCCCTTCAGTATGGCCCTAGCTCATCAGCGGCAAGCGGGCAGTCGTGCCGGACGCCTTTGCAGGCGTTTCGCTTATTCAGTCTTTGGCGAAGTAGCCCCGGATATTGGAGCGGGTGAGATTAGGATGCAGTCCGGCCAGCTTGTCAGCCGCCTCCCGACAAGTGCGGCTCCGTGTCGTTGTGCTTACATATTGCCATGTTTTGAGGGCTTCGCTGAATACGTATAGGCGGATTGGCTTATAGTTGCGCTTGTCGCCGTAGGTCATTGTGGGCTTTCCTCTCGTATCTGGCAGGCGGTATCGTCACCGCATACTGCCTTGGTTTCATAGTGGATATCGATCAGCATCAAGGCAATCACTACCCATAGGGCGATGAGCAGCAAGGCAGCGGGGAGGAACCTCATCGGGTCACCTCTTGCGCCATGGCCCAGGCGCTGCCGATCAGGTCGATGCCTAGCGGCTGGAGCATCGCTTGCGCGAGCGTGATCACGGCAACCAGGACCATGAAGGTAGTGAAGGCTCTGAACATCGGGTTTTCCTCCTTTGGTTGTAGCGGGTGAAGAGCCAGAGCAAGGCCATCGCCCCCAGTGCGGTGAAGATGAAGACTGCCAGCACGGCCCATGCTTGCCAAGAGGGCAAGGCGCGAGCTGATGCGAGCAGCCGCTTGATCATGCAGGCACTGAATTGATGAGCGTGAAACCTTCAGCCTCCTGGCCATTGCTTTCCGCCAGCACGAACACGGCGCCAGTCGGCGTGGCGCCCATGACGAAAGTGCCGTTCCAGCCTATGATTTCAGCTATGGTGCGAGCTGCGGCCATATGGTTCTCATCAGTGCCGATGGCATGATTCCAGTTCACCGTCTTACGCGCGCCGCCAGAGGTGCGGGCGATGATGCGTGAAGGCAGGGAGTCGGTAGCGCCTCTGTACTCGGTGCTGATGCTCTGGAAATGCCTGATCATGATGCTGTCCCTTATTGCTTAATGCGAAGCATAGCTAACGCTCAATTATCCCCCTGTCAACCTTTTATTTGACCCTGTTGCGAATACCGTCGCAATAAGGCCTGTCTCTTGCCCTATCTGCCTCTCCCTGCCTCCCTTTAAGGCAAAATTCATCGATGTATCGCAACACGACATATCACCTGCTATTGCGACACCACTCGCAACAGGGGTGCAGCATCGGACCAGCTCATGCCAGGCAGCGGTTCACCCTGCTATTGCTAATGACATTCGCAATAGCATTAGCTCTATCTCAACTGCATTGGTAGAGATTGTGTTCTCTTGATAATGACTCTCATTAGACAGGGGGTGGGTGGCGGGGCGGGCCCGAGATCGAGCGCTGCTGCTCTATTGCCATCAAAGTGTATATCCGGCGCAAAATTGAAAATTCTAAGGGGGTAATTGAGTGGTGCTGACCCGGCCGGGTAACTGGTGCGGGCCTAGGGGATAACTGTCGCTGCACTGCCGTTTATCTGCCGGCCGGACAGTGGTGCCCAAAACAGTTGACAGCCCTTTCCGGTGAAAGCTACAATGCGCCCATGGCCAAAGGAGACCTACAATGGCGTTCAAGTTTCATTTCGAGCGGGAGCCGGGCGAGACCGACGAGGCCTTTCAGGAGCGGGCAAGCGCCGCCAACGAAGCCATGGAAGAGCTAGACCCTGAAAACCCGCGGCTATTCTCGATTGAGACTGTAGACCTTGAGGACGGGTACCAGCGGATGACACTGGTGATAGAGTACCAGCCGTAAGTCCATGGCCAACGACATCGTAGAACTGACCCCGGAGCACCGCCGGTACGACGGCAAGGCCATGCGCGCCCTGACCGACAAGCAGCACGCTTTCGTGGTTGCGGTGATGCAGGAAGGGGTCAACCCGCGCGCCGCCAAGAAGGCCGCGGCCAGCGTTGGCATGCACCCCAACTACGGCAACGAACTGATGCGCGACGAACGCATCCTGGCCGCATTGCGCGAGGAGGCCACCAAACGGCTATCCGGGGCGGCGCTGGTCGGGGTCAACGTCATGCTTGAACTGGCGCAGACGCCGGGGCATAAGGACCAGTTCCGGGCGGCCAAGGAGCTGGCAGCGATCAACGGGTTCACAGCGGAGCAGCGGATCGTGGTCGAGCATATCAACCCGGACACCAAGGACCAGATGCGCCAGATCAAGGAGATGGCCACGGCGCTGGGCCTGGACCCCAAGCAGTTGATCGCCTCGGCCGGGATCGTCGACGCCGAGTTTACCGAAGTGAAAGAGCCGGAAGTTGACAGCAGTGACTGGTGACAACCAGGCCGACCGCATTGCGCAACTGCTGCGCACGCTCGAAGCCGCGGTCGATATCAAGAAACACAACAAGCTCCAGCAGTTCCAGCCCTACGCTAAGCAGAAAGACTTCTTCGATCTGGGCGCGACCAAGCGCGAGCGGATGTTCAACGCAGGCAACCAGCTGGGAAAATCGGATGCAGGCGCCTATGAGGTGGCCTGCCACGTAACAGGGATATATCCGTCATGGTGGACCGGGCTACGCTTTCAGGAACCGATACTGGCATGGGCGTGCGGGCTGACCGCCGACAAGACCATGGGGATCAACCAGTTGAAGCTGTGCGGAAAGCCGAACACCCCGGAGACGCTGGGCACCGGGCTTATTCCAAAAAGCTGTTTCGTAACCGATCCAGTTCTTGGAAGAGGCACTACCGGCGCGTTCGCCTCTGTCGCCGTCCGGCATATATCGGGCGGGTATTCCACATTGGCTTTCAAATCCTATGAGCAGGGCTGGCAGAAGTTCCAGGGCGACGGGGTGAGCTTCATCTGGCTCGACGAAGAGCCGGATGACATGAAGGTCTACACCGAGTGCCAGGCACGGCTGTTGGCCACCGGCGGATCGATGATGATTACCTTCACCCCGCTGCAAGGCGAGACCGAACTCTACCAGTCCTTTGCCCGCGCCAACGACCAGGACAAGGGCTTCGTCAACATGACCGGGGATGATGTCCTGGCTGAGCCCCACAGCCATTTGACAAGAGAGACCTATGACCGAGCCATCGCCAGCTTCCCCAGCCACGAGCAAGCAGCCCGCCGATCCGGCCGACCCGTCATGGGGTCCGGGGCTATTTTCCCGATCATGCGAGAGTCAATCGAAATTCCTCCAATCACTGAACCGCTGGGCCACTGGCGCCTGGGTTGGGGCATTGACTTTGGAGGAATGGGTGGCTCCAGCCGAAAATTTAGTCACCCTTTCGGCGCGGTGCTGGGAATGTATGACCCCATCACCGACATCCTCTACATCGCCCACGCCCTCCAACTGAAGAACATGATGCCAATCCAGCACTGCGACGCCATGAAGCGCG